TCAGTCCTCCTGAAGTACACGTATCGTTCTTGGCTTTGCAGGCTGCCATGAAATATAGCCCGACTTTTGCAACCGTTCCAGATGACCATAAACCGTACTTGTTGATTTTAGTCCTACCTCGTCCCCGATTTCTTGGACAGTTGGTGGGTACCCACACTCGGAAGATAATTTTGCGATTGCCTTTAGTACCCTTCTACTTGTTTTGCCTAACTCCATTTTTAATCCCCCTTATAATAAGAACGTTCATTCGATAATATTATTATACACAAACATTCATTCGTGTTTCAAGTCTTTTGTGATATAATACAAACATATATTTGTATTTATGAGGTGAAGAAATGAGTATGACCTTGACCGATGAAGAGGAAATGCTTGTACAAAATTATATCTTGTTGCCCTTAGCCATTAAAGTAGTCGAGCATGATCTCGATCATTTAGGAAAGAGCAAATTAAAATTTAAGAGCCCATATCGCATGTTATTAGAACAAATAAGAAGCCAATTATATAAAGAGTTAAGTGAGATAAAGAAAAATGTTTTTAAACAGAAAATGAGGTTTTATCGCAAGTCGGAGCTGTCTTATGAGGTGTGGGTGAGAGGTTGGAAACACAACATTGGTTATCACCCTACTGTTGCATCAACCTGGGTTGAGTCGAGGATGACAAGTAAATTTAACATCGATGGTGCGCCAGAGTTTAAATATGAGCACGATTCGATGAGACATGTGGTAAGGCCTACGCAAAGATAAAAAGCCCTCAATTAAGAGGGCTACACTTTTTTATATAAGTCCATAATCTCAACGCCAAGCACTTCGGCTACTTGAGCAAGCTTGTTGGCCGTGATCTCAGAGCGTCCTGTCTCGAGGTAGTAATAACCGTTGATGGTTTTATAACCGATCAGAGACGCCATCTTTTCCAAGGACATTTTCTCTTTTCTAAGCCTTTTCATCTTTTCTAAGTCAACGACATACATAGCACAACCCCCATATTTGGCATTTATATGGGGGTTCGACATAATTCAACAATTCCCTGCTTATGTATTCGTATAATTAGATTAGGCCAAAAAATTCTTGTAATAATACTTGTAATTCGACTTTTGCATCTATAGATATTTCATTTTGGCATTCAAATAAATCGACTTTTAAAATTGGTTGCATTAATTTTAATTGCAACAGACAATCAACTGCAACACTATCTCGTTTGTTAAATAATTCTAAATCAAAATTTCTTTTTAAATCAGTTCTATGAGATAAGGGGGCAACTGAAACAACAGGACAAAGTGGATGGTGGTTTTCGCTTGAATTAGAAACAACCACCACCCACCTATCCTCATGTTTTTTTCTCGAATCTGTTCGATCAGCAGTGGGCAAGGAAATGTGTCGATCGTCAACTTTCCAAACAGACCCAAAAACAAATTGCCTTTCATCAATAAGTTGCTTCCTAGAATTATAACTTTGATTCAACATCATTTGCCCTCCTTCTAGTATCTTCGAATTCACGAAAACGCTCTAAAAGGTGAGCATAGTATTCTTCATCTGATCCCTTATTTTGTTTCCTGGCCTCTAATCTTTTTATCGCCTCAAGACGTGCCTCATTTGACGACTTAAATATTGGTCCTGTTTTAGACATATCAACCACCCTTCCATAGTGATTGGTGCCATCTTCCTTTTCTTCATGGAGGATTTCCTTCATAGGAGGGGTATTATATGCAAATTCTAATACTCCTCTATAATTCTCTTTCCCTAGAATCCCGCTAACAAAACTAGCAACGAACTCAGCGTTGGTATCTAATTCATATGTTTCTATTTTCTCATTAATTATGCGATGATCATAGGATGTACTATTATAATAATTTGTATACTCATTTATATGAATTATTCCTGCATCTTGTAACTCATAGGTTGCATCCACTACCGCACTCTCATTTGGCCCAAACTTATACCTTTCAAATTTTAGGTTTGTAAACTGTTCACCGAACATCTGGTAATAATAATACTCAAAGACATAAAGATACTTCATTAGTTCTGTTCTACCTAGATCCTTATTCGAATTCTTTAAAAAATATACCAATAAGGATTTTACTAATTCCACAATAAACTTTCCCTCCCATCCTCTAACGACAGAAAAACATCACTATATTGGTTATATCGACTTATTCTACATTAATTTTAAATATCCTTTAATTTTTTTGCTTAAAAGGATCTCAATCAATCTTCTGTTTTATTTATCTTATATTCGTGACCATCCTCATCCACGCATTTATTACCTTGTGACGCCCATGGTTTTAAACACCTGTGACAGTATAACCTTTGATCATTAATCATCTCAATCCTATAGGGGTCGATCATGTTGACAACGTTCCAAAACAACTTATAAGGGTTTCCATCTCCATCTATCGCCCCCGCCCAATATTCGACGCCAGAAGATAAACTGACTGGTCTGTTTATAATCTTAAAATCCTTACCTCCCATAGATATCTCCAGGTCATAGGGGACGAATTTAGAAAAATAATTAACTGTGGTTTCTGGATCCTCATCCACTGATAAAAAATGTGGCTTTCCCCATTCAAATTCCCGCTGGGCTTCTGCTGTTAAAAAATATGTCAAATCCCACGTCACCTTATAATGGTTTACGTCATCACTTGGACTGGGATTAACCTCTCTAAAATGTGCGGAATATCTATTTTTGTTATCAACATCAGATGATGCGCTTGTCATACTCGTTAACCTTCGCCCGTTTAAAAATAGATCATTTAAACCCTTGAGTTCTCTTTTTCTTTTTTCATTTACTTTAAGGTTACTCTTATCTAATATCCATGTATTTCCAACCTTTGTCGCCTTTAATTTACCTTCTGAGCAATAGTTTTTTACTGTTCCTGGAGTTAGACCTAACAGTTCAGCTGCCTTTTCTACCCCTATAATCATATCTAGCATTTTTTCTCCTCCTTATATGCGATAACGCATGTTTTTCTCATAGTATAACACATGCGTTATCGCACTAAAACATTAACCACAGGTATAATTTTACCTTATAAGGTTAAAATATTTTTATAAAATGTTTATTTTATCGTATTTTACTCTTTACTTTTTACCTTATAAGGTATATAGTATAAGTAACAAATCAAACGGGAGGTAAAGAAAATGAAAAAACTACTCATGCAAAACGCTTGGAGATATGCAAAGATAGGGGCTAAAAAGTATGGTGGTAAAGCTGTAGAGTACTTTGCAGAAGCGTTGAAGCTATCTTGGAAAAATTATAAAGCTTTACTTGCTAAAAAAGGTGGAAAGATCGTCGCTATCCAAGACTGGTTTTTGAAAAAGGAGTTTGGCCATCCTAGCGCTGTCACTCAAATCCAGCAATCCGTTTACACTGTAAAAAAAGAAACTGCGAAAGCTTACTTTATCGAAGCTTATGCCCGCGAGTGTGGAGTCGATATTGTTAATGAGTTTTGGGTTCCAAAATCCGTTTGTATCTGAGGTGACACTATATGGGATTTGTTGATCTAAAAGATAAAAGATTTGGTCGTCTGGTTGTCGTAGAAAAGTTAGATGCCAGGAAAAATGGTCGTGTCGTTTGGCGATGTAAGTGTGATTGTGGCAATTACGTCGTTGTTATGAGCACTTATCTAACAACTGGGCAAACAAGATCGTGTGGATGTTTGAAAAAGGAAACAGAACGTAAGAACCTACGTGAATCGTATGACAACAAACGCGTTGATGGTGTTGTTAAACCACTATATAAGGGGCAAGATCCACGTAAGGATAGCACTACGGGATTTAGAGGGGTTGCCAAATACTACACTCGTAAATCAAAAGAATTGAGATATCGTGCGTGGATCACCGTTAAGGGCAAGAAGTATTATAAATCAGGATTTAAATCGGCTGACGATGCTTATTATAATGGCCGTTTAAAATTAGAAAAATTGCACTTACCAAAGGAGGAAAAAAATAATGAAAGAGATTGACAAGTACATGACGCCTTCCGAGGCAACCCAAAAGTGGGATTTGCCACAGGACGCTATAAAAAACAAACTCAAGCCATCTATTGTTGGTGAGGATACGTTAAACGAGATGATCGCATCTGGACTTATTAAGTACTTTCAAAAACCTGATGGCCAGCGAAAAGAATGGATTGTATCCGCTGAAGCTATGGAAAAATGGTTTGGAAAAAGAAAGTTAACAAACCGCGAGGTATTAGATAAGATATTAGAATTTGACAAAGCACTTAGGAATCAGCACGCTACTCTATATGAGGCGCATGAAAATACAGAAGTACTCTCACCTGAGCGTCAAGCTTTAACCGATATTATTTTTGAAACAAATAAACTCATAAAGTTAAATTTGGTAAAGTATGAGGAAATTAGTCCGAAAAATGAATATGATGAATGGCTTGAGTCAATTTCAGAAGATGATGAAGAAAAATAAAACAAAAAAGCCCCCAACCATTTAGGCTGAGGGCTTTTATTATGAAGCTTTTTTAATTGAGTCTTTATAGTGATCCGCTTGAATAGCTGCCTTTGTAAAGCTGTTGTTTTTCCACCAAGCCCATACTGCAGAAGCGATGGTTAAGACTGTGGAAATACCATTCTCGACTTCTTCATCACTAAATGGCAGTGGAGACTTATGAAATACTGCCAACACCTGATTAATGATCATGACAACTAAAACGACTGTACGGATAATGGTTGATTTGCTAATATTTTTCAAATAAAACCTCTCCCTTATTTCTTATATTTTAATTTTTGTCCTGGTTGGATAACGTATGGCGCCTTGATGCCATTAAGCTTTGCGATATCATGCCAATCAACTTCGAGATCAACACCAATTCCACTCAACGTATCGCCTTTTTTAACTGTATAGGTCTTAGTAGCTGACTGTTTAGCCCCACTCGGCAACTTAAGTTTTTGTCCTACTTTGATAACATATTTAGGACCCTTAATGTCGTTAAGCTCGGCAATGTCATGCCAATCAACATTATGCGCCGCACCAATTTCAGAGAGGGTATCTCCAGATTTTACAGTATAAGTCCCGCCGCCCGGCTTAGGAGCCTTTGCGCTATCCAAATGTTTTTGAGTATCAGGTCCGATGATCCCATCCACTTGGATTTTTTGAGCCTTTTGGAACGCTTTGACCGCCGCCTCCGTTTGTGGACCAAAGATACCGTCAACCTTGCCTTTGTAATAGCCAAGGGCGATAAGCTTTGATTGAGCAGCCTTAACCTTTGATCCTGTGTCTCCATTTTTGAGTAGACCATCATCCTTAGGTTTTGGCTTTGGCTCTGTTTTAGGCTTGTCCGTTACTTGAGACAATTGAGCAATCACCCGACGATCAAGATCAACATTTCCACTTACTCCTGTAGCCTTTCCAGATGACGTATACTGGACCATAACAATCTCATAGTCTTTGGATAGCTCATCTGTGTATGACCCATCACTTGAATAATCAGCGAGCCACACAGGCAAGTTAAATTTATTGAGCTCTGTCTTTAAAAAGTTTGGATAGGAGTAAACCACTGTTTTTAAGTCTGCTTTTTTGCTTAACTCTTTGCTAAAGGACATTACACATCCCGTAAGCGTAGCCTTGTCCAACTTATTATCGTCTGCTTCAATGTCCAAAACAGCTTCGTCATTGTATAAAGCTTTACCCGCCAAAGTTTTAATAAAGAAGTCTGCCTCTAATTGCGCATCCGTCTCATTTGCAAATCGAGCAAAGTGATAGGCTTGGACTTTTAGCCCTGCCTTAGTTGCCCCTGCATAATACTCGGCAAACTTAGGATCGACAAAGTCATTTCCTTCGGTACACTTTAAAATGACACCGTCAAAGTTTTTGGCGATGTCATCCCAGCTTGTTACTGTATTATGATGCGATAAATCCAACCATTTTTCTTCTTTAGCCATTCCAACCACTCTCCCTTATAAGATTGATGGGTCCTTAATTACAAGCGCAATTAAAGCCATAATAAAAGCGCCTATGAGCAGGCGCAAAATCCACGTGGTATTACTTTTAATGCTTGATATGTCCTCTTTTATATCTTGAATATTCGACTCTGCAACAGCTAACCTAGTCTCAACATTGGTCATCCTTTCCTCAAGCTTTGTATAGTGCTGTTCCACTGTATTTCTCTCCTCACTCATGATTTGCCCCCTTACACATAAAAAATAGACCCCTTTAGGCGTCTTGATCTAAGCTTGCAATGACTTGTTGTTTAACGAGAGAAACGAGTTTCACTGGATCCCCAGCTGCATCACTATATTGATCTTTAGTGACAGTTACATAACCGCTCGAGTTAAAAGTTCCACCTGAACTATTAAAGTTTAGCTTTACGTCCGTGTATTCTGCATTGAATCCATTTGTGTAATTAAAATTAATCCCTGTCAAAGTTAGTTTCATTATTCATCGTCCCCCATTTCATCTTCATCCGCTTTAAATTGATCGCAGAGATAATCAAAAGTTTCACTACGTACGCCTTCATATTCCACTTCATCATCAATTAGTTTCTTCAAGACCCTTTTGACTGTCCGAATCATCTCACGGTGATCTCCACCCTCAATGACCATTTTTTCTTCGTTTAATTCATTAATGGCCTCGTTGAATGCTTCCTGATCTTTCATGATATAAATGTTATTCTCAACGACGGGATTTCCCTCTGAATCCTTTTTAGAATACTCATTGATGAGCTCCATCCGATCGGCATCCACTCGTTTTTTACGCTCTTTGAGTTGATCAATCAAATGCCTACGGGCACGAGATTGTTTTCTCGATAATTTTAAAGTAAATAAATAATCAATAGACTGTTGTAATTTTCCGTTTTCGATTTCGATTTTCATAATTTATGCCGCCTCCAATTGAGATATTCTTTGTTTGGCTTCCACAAGTTCCTGCTCAAGATCTGCGATTCTATCTTCATGATCTGCTTGTTTAACAATAATGTTTTGACTTTGTTCCTCTAAAACTTGGATACGCTGTTCTTTAACCTCATCTCTTGCAATGAGTTCTTGTCCGACTTTCAGAGACAAACTGTTCATCGCGTATTGTTCGACACCGTCCCCGTCTATCACCATTTCTGGGGTACGGTATCCATCGCCAATGACGAAACCGTGTCGGATTTTGTCTATACCCGCTTCGACTTCGCTTTTTAGACGATATTGGTATAAATCAGCATTTTTAATGATGTCAATCACTGAATCCTCCCACGGCTGAATGTCTTGCTTATATTCCTCTAGGGAACCCGTGGGGAATGACGACGCTCTAAGCGGAATAAGCGTGCCTGAGGCATATTGTGTCGCACGAATCTCACTTCGGGATGTTTGGATGTACCCATAGCTTGAGTCAGTTATGATGCGGAAAGTCTGTTTCTCTATTGTAAGGTGTCCGTTGATATTAACGTTTGTTACGGGCGTGATGTCAATATCCCCATTCAGATTCGTCCATCCCATATCTGCATTAGATGGGGATGGTACACCGAAATATCCAGTACGTGAATCGCCCACATTTCGATAAAACTCAATATAGGAAGCACCGCCATAACCGACAAGCTGGAGCGCGTTACCCACTGATGATATAACTTGAAGATGTTTAGCCGATATTGTTATGGTATTATCTGGGTTTGAGTAAATAGCTGAATTTGGACTTCCATCAAAATAATCACCGAATCCAATACCTTCACCGGGAGAGATATAAGTACCGTTACCACCACTACTTTTCAATTCAAGACCATATTTAGTCAACTGAACGGTGTTCGTTCCCCCGGTCGCTGAAATTGTCGAACCTTCAATCGTTACCCCTTTGATATGTCCTGCTGTAATGTTACCCAGATTTGCACTAATAGCACTTAGCTGATTAACATTTAGTTTCGAGGCGCTAACGCTTTGAATCATCGCATCCTTGATGACGGCATTATCGATCGTCGTCTGCCCCGTGATGTGGACTCGATTCCCTGCGATTAGAATAGACTCATCGGATACATTAATTTGGTTAATGACGTCACCTTTTTGCACACGAAGGTTGATGTCATCGGCAAGTTGACTTATTTGAGACCCAAATCCTGATTGGTTAAGCAGATAAAAAATATCAATACCTGTTACAGTGTCTGAGCTCCTTCCGATTCTCGCAACAAGACAATCATCTTCATTTGGAATAAAAGGTACATATTCGGAATTGTTATCGTAGTACCACTGACCGTCCTTATAAATTCCAAATATAAAATCTGGAGATCTTACGGTTGAATCTATTGGAAATCTACTACTATCACTACCATAAAAGATAATATATCCATTAACAGCAGGACTGCCATTCTCCATTTGGGTGGCAATTTCTTGACCACTTTTAATCGTAAATACCCTTCCATTGGGATGATAAAATTTATTTCCCCTAGATGTATCAATCAAGATTTCAGCAGGATTATTTGACCCATCCCAATTAGTATTGATTAAAAATTCCCCAGTGAAATTACCACCAACAGCTATTCCTTGATAACTCGCTGCATTAGCGTTGCTAACGTTTGTAATCGTGCTTTGCAAACTACTACTCGTCTCTGTAAGTCTATTAATATTGCCTTCGGCATCAGCCACTTGTGCTTGAAAACCTTCCAATGTTTGCGTAAATGATGAAAACTGTTGCTGGATCGCTTGATTATTAGAGTCGTAATCTGTTTGACTAACCCTCGAAGCAATAGCATTATTGACCACTTTAAATTGCGCTACTGTATCTTCCGGAGCAGGAGACCATCCTGCATCCCTATTCCCTTCAACCAAACTAATCTCTCGCCAATAAACAGAGCCATTCATGCCGAGATAAGGAGCGACCCTAATATAAGTACCAGCAGATGGTTTAATGACAGCACTATATCTGACCCACTGACCATTAGTAAGGCCAGATACATCTTGCTTACGGATGTACTGTTGCCAGCTACTACTAGCGCTAGAATTATCTCTAGGATTAGTTACTGTTCTTACGCAAAAAATAACGTCTGAATCTTCAACAATCGAAAGATCATCTATCTTTATATCAAAAGACACCACAAATTCCTGAGAACCATCGACATTGACCATTGCAGCATCTGACCATATTTGGACATTCCCGTCTCCATTACTTAAATGGACAATGTTTGAGGAAGGTTTATCCCCTTCAGGAGGAAGCACCTTATAACCCGTTCCCCCTGCAGCCTGCCAATGAGTAAGGTCCCCCGAGTTAAACGTTGAGTCGATGACTAAATTCCGGCTACTAATCCTAAGGTTATTAATTTTTTCCAATGCGCTTTGAGCGTTATCAAAAGCCGTTTGGACATCCTGCGATAGATGGTTAACCGTATCATAAGCACTATTAGCTTGACTTAATGCGCTGGTGACATCCTGTTGGGCTTGGGCTATCGCATCATTAATGGAGGCGTTATCCACGTCAATGACCCAATGTGAGCCATCCCAATGTTTAATGGCAGTAATCGTCCCACTATCATCCTCCACAAACCAGTTATCCCCGGGGTGGGGATCAGTGGGTGGATCTGGACCATAATAATTGGTGTTTTTACCATTAGCCGCTGTCAGCGCATCGTCAGCCGTTTGAGCAGCATTAGTTGCCTGAGTATAAGCTTGATTGGCTGTGTTTGCTGCATCGCTAGCTGTTTGTTGAGCTGTGTTTGCCGTCCCTTGAGCACTTACAGCTGTCTGGCTGGCATCATTGGCTGTAGTGTTTGCCACATTAGCCGTTTGTTTTGCCTCAACCGCGTCACCTTTGGCCGATGTCCAAGTATTAGAGTTGCGCAATAATTTTTTTTGGATGTTTTCAATCTCTTGGTCAGTTGATACATTAATTTTTTGATAATCCCCAAATTGATATACGTAACCACCATTAGGATCTCCCATTTCAGGCATTTCTGAATAGGTCACCTGGGCAGTCAAATATAAAGCAGGGTCAAAATCAGTATCTTTTATACGGATGTTCATATAAGTTCTAATCTTTTGATAGTCTATATCCATTTGTTCAAGGGCTATCCCCGTAACTTGGTAGGCAGTGACACCATTAATAGACTCTCTCATGGCCTGCTGTGTAGCATTCATCATCTTTTGCTTATCAATCGTTCCATCTTCACTTTCAGAATCGTATTGATGGATTTGGTAAATGTGTTGGCCATTGATATTCCAACGCTGATAAGCATCGTCATCCTCAACATAATCTTTACCATCGTTGATTTCTGCAAAAGTGACTAGTTTGCCGTCTGAATCAAAGGCTTCACCAACCATCCGCGTGACACGCTTCGTCCGATCTTCTTTTACCGATATGCCTTCTATATTTCTATTAAATTCTAATTCCACACCACTAAAAGTATCGTCAGGACTTTTGAAATCGACATACTTTACGATGGAATTACCTGATATCTCGACTCTCAAATCCAATATACCGCCAAAGGTACTTTGAACTTGTTGAAGAAACGCCCAAGGAGATAAGTACTCTGTAGTCGTAATATCCTGTGTGCCTAGAAAATCCACTTGACCTATCACACAATCAGTACCAGCTATGGCATAAGCGACGGCAGTTTCAGTTGTGGCGCCTGTTAAAGTTGTTGGTGCCAGAGGTTTGGCCTTACTCAGCGATGCATAATCTCCATCTGCCCCAATGGTATAAATTAGTCCATTATCGCTGTGGTTTTTTTCTAAGGCAGAAATTAAAAAAAGCCGAAGCGCACCGTCTGGCTCTTGTGCAATCAGCTTTGTCACATTGTCAAATGACCGTCTAATATTGGTTGTTACGTCAAAAGTGAATAGTCCAGTGGAAGTATCACGTGTAAACTTTGTTCCCCAGTATGCCTTTTTTGCACCTGTATTAACTAGGTTGTCTATAATTTTTTCATTGCTATCTAATAGATGGATCAATATATCGCCTCCTATAAAAAAGGAAAATAAAACCTCCTGTCGAATATTGTAAGATGAGTGGAGGTGAGAATTATGGAATGTCTTAATTGTAAAAGTCGACTCCAAAAAATGCCGTCTAATGGGGTAGAAGGTAAATATATCTTAGCTGACCTTCAACCTCATGATGAATCCGGTTATAGAAAGGTTAAAGATGGTATTGTAGTCGACTTATTTTACTGTTCAAATTGTGGCTTGGTTCATCCTAAACTTCCAAAACAGAACTAGCTCGGATTGGAAAAAATCTAGTAGTGGACAGGTCCTTACTCTCCAAAAGTTCAAGGATTCTGTCCACTTTCTTTTCTATTCTATCAAGCTGTGTTTCTGTAATTTGACTTGCTCTAACAGGCTTATATTCACTAGCTACACCTTTAGTTGTCACCCTTACTTCTCCATCATTAGATGGCCTTACATATAAATCTTTATTCTCCATCATAATCACCTCATTTAAATTTTTTATAACCAAGCACTCCTAAGGTTAACATCAACTTTTGCGACGTCAGGAGGATTTACGGCAATCTGCGTTTGACCAGGACCGATGGGAAAATAACTGGCACCAAAGTCTTTGTATTGAATAAAGGATTGATCTCCATTTATAGCTATTGATGCATTTTTATGATCAAACGTAAGCACATCTCCGACATCAGCGATATAAGGTACTTGCTGAGCACCAACGTCATTCAATTTCCAAAACTTAAGTGCGTAAACGCCCATTCGCGAATGATTAGTGTTCGGCCACTTACGAAATGCTATCTGAACCTGGGCGACTTTATCCATGTATAAACCGTTAGGTGGAATATAGTGCTTCTCCGATATTTGAGTCCTTCTATCTCCATCGATCCGCGCAAAATAAAACCACCATCGACTTCCACGACGTTGTAACTTCAACATACCGTAAAAGTTATTCCAGTCCGTCCTGTTCCCTGGTGGATTCGTGATATATGGAAAGCGGGCTGCATCACCCATTCCAAGTTCAACACGACCTTCATTTTTGGCATAAGCTGTCCACGAATCCGCCATGTGGATCCTGCCCACTTGATTGTTCTGGGCATCTAAAAGATATACTTCCAGCATTCCAGTTTCATAACCTACGTTTTCGGCTCTCACAACAGCATTCATTTCAAAGTCCTGGACCTCTTGGGACAATGCCTTTTTAATGGCTGGCCCTTGCCATCTTTCAGGAGCAAGAGCATCTCCAAAAGATGTTGGATAAAAACGGGATCCATCTGTCTCAATAGTCCCCCTTGCATATCCATCCGTGACATAATCCGATTGACCCCATCCATTAAGTGAGGACATATCATCATCGATAAGTAACTCATACTCCTGTACGGTTGAACCTTCAACATCCACTGGTTGCCCAACTTGATTATAGGCATCTGGGCTAATAATTTGTAAAAAGGTCATTGGTTTAAGGACTGTCGCAGTAAACACTGGATAGGTGTCTGTTGTCCCTGCATTAGCCACGATATCGTTAACTCCATCATCTTCATCTGGACTGTTAATGGTTTGAGTAACCTCAGCACCGTATACTCTGGGATCAGAACAGGTAAAAAGAAGAGTTGCATTTGCTAAATTGTCTGTTTGGTTAATCCGACTTGGAGCTGGCAAACTTGTAAAATGGCCATAAAAGGCAAAATCGTTCAAGTGGGAAAAGATCATAAGACCTTCTTCAATACTTGTTTGAGCGAGTACACCCGCCGCCTTTTTTAGTTTTAAAAAGCGATCGCGTTCGCTTTTAGCCTCGATGGTTATATCAATCTCAATTGGGGCTGACGATATCTTGTTGCCAAAAAATAGATTTCCAATCATCCCTGGGACGTCTTGAGTTTTTTCAGTTATGCTACCAACAAAAGGAAACCGAATGTCGTTTACAATTAAAGAAAGATCATCGTAAGACTCAACCCCATTAAAATTAAATGTTGGGATATCCATAAGTTATCGCCCCCTTGCTGTCTTTAGTCGAGCTTGTAGCTGATCTGAATAATTTTTATTAGCATCATAAACCTGCTTCTCAGAAATGTTAAATTGCTTGTTCTGCAAGGTTTGGATGAGCAAACTCACAAGCTGATTATTTTGAGCCTGTAACTGTTCGAGTTTACTATTGTCCAGCATCACTCGCTCGGTACTCGGTGAGACTGATTGACTTCCTAAGAATTGATTCATAGCCTGTATCGAACGAGATTGATCAGTTAAAGATGCCATCATTGCTACAGACTTTTGATTGTCATAGATCTTGGTCCCTTTTGGTAGATCAATGAGCTCAGGCCCTTTCTCACCTACCCAGGTTAGACCCCCGCGCCAGTTATCTGTACCACTAGCGTTAGCCCCGATCAATGCATTGTGCCCTCGGGTATTACCCATTAAATAGCTTTGTTCCTGGTAAGTCACATGCACTGTTTTAAAAACATCTTTTTTAAGTTGATCATCGACAGTATAAGGTTTTGGACTAACCGTTATTTTAACCTTTTTGTTAATGGTTTTTCCTAACGTCTTGTTGGTCTTCTCACCGTCTTTATTCATGCCTTTAATTTCGGTACGGGCATGTTGTAGTTTACTGATCTGATTATTTATCGATGATACTTGATTTTTATATAGATCAGAATTCCTTTTATTCGGGGGAACCATTTCATCAAGTTTCTCTTTTTGCTTTTTCAGTTTAGAGATCGATGAGTTAATGTAACTAACTGACTTTCCATCTTTCACAAGTTGATCGGCCTTTTTGCTTGAAATGCCGCTCTCGACAAGTAACTGTTCTTGCAACTTCTTCTTTGCTTCATCCTTCTTTTTAAGGTCAGTATTTGTTTTGGCTATCTGATCGTTTAATGTATTGTTTTGTTTGTTGAGGGTATCTAGTTGATCAACAAGGGTCTGCTTACCACCCTTTAAAGCCTTGAGAATCTTTTGATCTTGTTTAATCTGTTTATCAAGACTTTTATCAGTGATGCCCAGCTGATAGTTATGCCATGATTGAGTATTCAACTGTAAAAGCTCATTTTCATATTTTTTAATAGCGTCGTTTACTGCCGTTTTATTGTAGTTTTGTGCGAGTTTTAGGAGTTCAGTTTCCTGTTTTCTCCCCGCATTAATCTGACTTTGTAATTCTGCTTTTTTAGCCAGTAACTTAGGCTCATTTGACAATGTCTTTTGATACTCAATCTCCAAATCCCTTGTGGAAGCTTTGGCTAATTCCTCGTTATACTTTTGCAAGGATGAAGTCGTTCCAGCCACTCGGTTCCCCTGTTCGGTGATCTTGTCCGTTGATAGGGGCAGTTTTTTCGTTAAAGTACTATTTAGGTCCACCATTCGATCAAGTTGGTCATTGGTCAACCCTGACTTTTTCCTCAGCTTTTCTTGCTCATCCCGTAATCTTGCAAGTACTTGTGGATCAGATTCTCTATTGATTTTAGTCTGGATGTCTAAATATCTGCCAAATTCATCATTCGTAAGATGCGATTTCGCCCGCAACTGGTCAAAAGAGTCTATTAACTTAGCATTTGAGTCGTGCTGTTTCATTAAACTTTCCGCAGTATCAAAGGAGACCTTTTGCAGCTCATCCATGGACTTGTTAGTTTTCTTTAAATGCTTATAGACTTCATAACCAGCAAAACCGACAGCACCAAGACCAGCTACTGTAAGAGTAACGGGGTTTGTAAGGAGACCTAAGACACCCGTTAAAGCTCCTGCCTCTCCTGCTGCCGCTGCAATGCCTCCGGCTGCTTCCACCTTACTTACTGTTCCCATCACCTTTGTTGCCTTCGAATATTTGTTTAAAGCTGTCAAGCCCTTTCCAAGTCCACCAGTTAAAAGCCTGACCGACTTAGTAAGGCCACCTAAAACAAGAGATGCTGGGCCAATCCCTGCTGCAAATAATGCGATATGGATAATATTTTGCTTTTGCGACTCATCAAGGTCACCAAACTCTTTGATAAGATGTGTGACATCCTCAATCAAAGGCGTAATTTCAGGCACTAACTCCTGACCAATTTCTTGTTCTAATACTTGAAAGGAAGCTTTTAGCCTATTAACCTTTTGCTGAGCCGAGTTGCCCATCTGGTCAGCGAGATCTTTCGTGTAGCCAGTTGCGTTTTTAGTTTCTTTACTTAAATCCCTTAAGGCATCTCCGCCTTGAGACAAAAGCACATTCATGCCTGTCTGGGCTTCAACTCCAAACGCTTGGGTAATTAAATGGGCTTTTTGGGCTTTGGTCATACCCTGCGTGTTTTTATTAATGGTATCAATAAGATCAGGCAACGAATAAAAGCCTTTTTTCATTTTATCTGTAGAAAGACCCATCTCTTTAAAGGCTACCGCACTTTGCTGTGTTGGCTTTAACATACGCGATATAGCTCCACGGAGCGCAGTACCCGCCTTTTCCGCCTCAATACCATTATTGGAGAGTAAACCGATGGCCGACGCAGTATCCTCTAATGAGTAGCCTACAGAGTGAGCGACAGGGCCAACATATTCCATGGCTTTCAGTTATGTTATCGTTAGGCTCTTTATCCTAACTTCTGCATGTTTCCATGCAGCTCAGACTATATCATGTTCTTCACCATTACGTGGCAAGAACCCAGGCGCTCGTGGGTGATTCATCTGTTCTAGATTACTTTCACCTAGTCGTTACACCTTCCACACATCCCTGCGTGGCTTGGCTCGGTATTGGCATAGCATTTAAGGTATACCTTAATTACCTTAGCTTTCTACCGAATTCACCTAGTATTTTATGCTGCTGATTTCTCAGCAACCGGGCATTTATGTTTACCCATATCAGCAAAGCCTGCCGCTGTCTTATTGGCAACGAAACTTAAATCATCAGTAACACGCTGTGTGTTACGAGTCATTGTGGCTGTGTCACTGGACTTGAGATTGAATTGTTCAAGGGTACTCGAGGCAATACTCATAACAGTATTAAAGTCGTCCCCTGAAGCCCTAGCGCCATCTAATAATGATGGCATGGCACCAATAACTTGGTTATAGGTGTAGCCCTTTTTGGTTAACTCTTCTATCCCCTCGTTAATGTTAGTTGTTGATTGACCGTATTTCTGAGCCCACTTCTGAGAGTCATCCCCAAGTGCCTTAATCTGCTGATCGAGTTCAGCCGCACTAGTTGTCCCATCGTTTAAAAGAGATCGCGTTTCAGTAAGCTGTTGATTAAACTCAATGTATTGTTTCGCACCCTCGCCAAGCACACCGCCTATTGGCAGGGTCAATGCAAAAGTCGCCCTAGTACCAAAATCTTTGAGTTTTTCGGAAGCTTTTTGTGCACCTGAAGAAATTTGAGTAAACGCTTTGGATGCTCGCCCTGCGGAAGATAGCTGACTTGAAACTCGTCTAAGCTCCGACTCTGTATTTTTCATGGCGACAATCGCCTTATTAAGCTCTTGCTCAGCTTTTATGGTGACAAGGTTATCTTCGCCCTTTGCTTGCTTCAACGCCTCGTACTTTGTGCGTAAAGCGCTGACCTTATCGCTCTCAGTCGTTAAAACCTCAGACAAATGAGAGGATTTTTGACGGAGTTGATCAGTCGTCTTTCCGAAGCTTTCTGTGCCCGCCGTAAGCACACTGTACCGGCTATTTAAAAGCTCCATCTTTTGGTCCATCGCACTGACCGACTGATCGACTCTTACACTCGTGTTGTACCAAGCACTCTGTTGCTCTTTAAGCTCCGTGTTGACCAAGTCAAGCTGTTTTCTGAGCCCTTCTTGTTGCCTAACCGTATTGTTAATTTGATTGGCATACCTAAGGGCCGCGTCGCTATTTTCACCGTATTGAAGCTTAGCCTTGTTGTAGTTTTCAGTAAGTTTAGTAATCTGCAAATCTTGAGCTTCGATCGTTCGCTGGAGACCTGTATATCTGGCATTTAACTTGCCTAAGTTATCTCCCGCTCGGTCAAACATCGCCATCTCAGCTTTCATTTGATTTGTCGATGCTCGTACCGTATTTTTAAGAGCTGTAAGGCTCTGGGTGACCTTGGCACCATCTAGCCCGACCCTGATGATTACGCCTTCTGGCATTTGGTTACCTCCTTTCCACTGGAATTAGAGTTAGAGTTATTTATATAGTGTGTGTACCTTCAACATTTCGTTGTTCTCTACCCATTGTTCGTTTTCTAAGCCACAATAACGCTTCTTCTAATTTAAGATAAGCCATCTCATTTTCATAACATGCAAACTCCGAGTTCTGAAAATGGTCTAATCTGCAAATTACCATAGCAATTAAGTCCTCATTCATCACACCATTTACACCGTGCTCTTTTATCGCACCTTCTTGAAAATGGACCTTTTCGATATATCCGTTTCCATCAACTTTTCTGACCTCAAAAGTGTGCGGGGCATTGAAATTAAAATCATCCTCATGATGAACTTCTGTATATTTTTCAGTTAGCAAATCATGCTTTACTTTTGCCACTAATAATCACTCCTGTTAAATCGAATTAAAGAACTCCTCGCCGCTCATTCGGTCATCCTCTGACAAAACGGACAATAACCCGTACCAATCCGCATTATCTATGTCATTAAACGACCAACCAGCTTTCATGAGTTCCCTGTATGTTTTTTTAAGACTTTTCAACGCTTCCTTAGCCGTTATTTTTCGGCCGCTACGTCCTTTTTTTCTCCACCAAGCACCTCATTAACGACTCTATTGAGTTCTCCGAGGAGTTGTGGACCTTCAATCCCGTCATAAATCGTGTCAACTGTAACCGCCTTATCATCAAAGACACTTGCCACAAAGTTAACTTTTATATCAAGGGCATCTGCCTCTTTAGCGACTTCTCCACTTTCAAACTTGTCCATCATTTCAAAAGCCTCACGGACCTTACGTCCGCTCACATAATCCTGTTCATGGACAACTTTTTGACCCTCTTTGTTTCGTAATTCAAGTCTAATCATTGGTAATTCCTCCTTAAATTTAGGTAATAAAAAGGCTACAGCATTTAAGCTATAGCCTTAATAAATGAGATTAAGCATCAGGTGTTTCATCAATCGGAAAGATAAAGTCCTCAAATTGATCCTGAGTAACATCGTCAGCTTCACGCGCTTTTGCCCAAGACAAACCATCGGAAGCCCGAGAAACCCCAGACCCATTAAGGACATCAGAGGAAAGTGTAGATCCATTGTTGTCCGTTGATTTGATGTCATCCCCATCAAAAGTGAATTTCACTTTAAGAAGCCCAATAAAGAGAGCTTTACCGTTTTTATCGTCCGTATAAAGTCCTACGGCGCAATATGGAGCCTCCGTATTAGCTCCTATCGTTGTGATACCATCTTCGTTTTTCTCACGACCTAGAATCTTATCCAATGCTCCTTCGGGCAGAGCTTCTAGATCAGCAACTGTTAATGCAATCTTAATATCTCCTGTACCCTTTGAAGAAACATAATAAGGGACGTTGGAAGCATAGACAACGTTTTGTGTCGGGGCCAACCCTGTAATTGCTGCTTCAATTGCACCCGCTGTTTTTTCATCAGCTGTGAAAATGTTATCAGCTGATGTTTTTTCATTCTCATCTAAAACTGCAATTTTGGCAGATTTAAAACCAACTGTAGCCATTAATCATCATTCCTTTTAATAATTTTTTATTGGTCGTTTCTAGCAACCGAAGCATTCGCCCACATGACCGCTTCTTCAATTTTGGTCATTGCAAGTGACTTTTCTCGCGAGTTGGGACATAGATCATCAACCAAAACAGCAAAATCCTTAGCAGAGTTTCGGATGGCGTCATATTTCGCCGGTTGACCCTCTTTAGGGGCGTGATACGTGAAATTGTTATCTAATCTGTCTTCCAAAAAAGAACACTCCTTTTATAAATTTTTGCAATAAAAAATCCACCGTCAAAAGGTGAACTAGTCAAACGTGTTTTTATTAAACTTTGCAGTGAGATATAGCTTTTCAATGTCCGGATCTTTGTCAGTATAACTGTTATACATGTAAAAGCCGTTTGCCTCCATGTACTTTCTCAGGAGTGTTTCATAGTCTGACGTATCGGTAAACTCATACCATATTTGGATTTGCACTTTTCCTTCGACAGAATGACTGACGTTGCTTGAATAATCGCCAGGGATGTTTTGAATATCTGTTAATAAAACCAACACAGACACTTGCTCTTTTGGAGTACCGTCTGGCATCTTGTCAGGGATAAAATAATTAAACACGTAATCGGGGTTAAAACCCAGCGGATTATCCTCTGAAGAAACAAGATTAAAAGCGTCTACGATCGCACTCACAATCCATTCAATTCCTTTTCGATGACTTTCTGCATCTCTTCGGTAACCTCGCCCCTTGCTTCTGCCTCCGTTTTTTCAGCAAAGTGTTGGGCTGGTTGATTAATAGTGCCATCATTAACAAATTTAGACCGCCATGCTGTATCTTTCCCAAAGTGCACCTGATATTCACCCAGATCATTCACTCGGGATATTTCAACATCATCTATTAAGTGTTTTTCGGTGTCAGGATCATAAGGCGTATTTTCTTTAAGCTTATCCGCGACAATTTGAGCGCCTGCTTTTGCTGCCTTTTTACCGCCACTTTTAGTACGGGCTGCTAACTCTAAAAATTGTCTATCCAATCCACTATAATCAATCTCAGTGCTCATGCTGTGACCACCTCACAGATAATAACTTTCCATTCTTTTTTTGTTGTGTCGGGCGTGATGTCTTTAATTTGATAGGAATCATCGCCCCAAGATACGGTCATTTTGTTATCAATCTCAAAGTCTTGTTGCTCTCGGATGACAAATGACGTAGTATTAACGACCTCATTCCCGATATTGGCCATGCGATCTGATAGTTTTTGAGTGATGACCTTTGCCCAAACAGTAGCCACTGCTACATTCTGTGTTGTCGCAATACCATTGACCTTTACTGTTTTCTTGGCATTAAAGGTAATTCGCTCATTTAACTCTGATGGATCATTAACAAGTGGCACTGATCATCCCTCCTGATCGGTCGTTGACATACCGCTTTTAAAACTTTTCAGAGACAAAATGATGCTCTGTAAAGAAAAATCAACAAGGTGAGACATGGTACCAACCAATGCAGCAGTACGATTCTGATACCAATGTGTGATCAGTATTTTCTGAGCTTGCTCATATAATTCAAGGTTGGCTGTTGAATCACAGCCAGCCCCTTTTAAATATTGATCTGATGATTTAATAAGAGAATTAATAAGGGCGTCATCTGCAGTAGAGTCCACCCTTAAAAAGTTCTTTACCTCTTGTAAATCCATTATTCACCACTTCCGGAAGAAGCAGATGTTGTTACCTCTAAAGCATTACTCAATTGCGATTCTACACCGTCGGCACCAACCGCTTTGACTTGATAAGTATAGGTGGTTTCAGCAGTCAATCCGCTATCTGAATAGCTGGTTCCCACCCTCGTACCTATACTTGTCCCATCACGATAGACCTCATAGTGATCAGCGTTTGCGACGGCATCCCAAGCTAATTTAACCGACGTATCGGTCACGTCACTTGATGTTAGCCCAGTTGGTGCGTCTAGGCTGCTGACTTTTTTGCAATTCTAAACGCTGATTTCAGCTTGATTTGGTGATCAAACCACGCCGTAACAACAAATTGCTCAATACCTGTTTTAACGTCTTTGTCCCGATCATAAAGCGCCCCGAGATCATAGTTAAAGTGAGAATAGCTAAAATCACCAACAATAGGATTAACCGCAGAGTCACAGAATACAACAGGTTTCCCAAGCACTTGCTCAGGTTGAGCTGTATACAAAGTGGTACTCCCATTCGCAAGATCCTTGATAATATTCTTATAGTCTTGGTACCGCATGACAATTGTTGCATTTTCGCGGTAATCTTCGTGTAGATCGGAAATCGCATCTGTGATGGCATCATACATGTTGGCTGCTGTGATTTCGGAAATACCAGCGCCATAAAACGACATATGCTCTTCACCCGTTTTTGGCTCAGTAGCAAAAGCGACTTTCTTCTCTTTCGCAGCGACACCCGATTGTAATGCTGATTCTGTAGCTGCTACTAAATTGGCCTCTGAGCCATTAATAACTGTTTCAGATAGGCCCGCAAAGACCTTAAATTTATTCCGGCCAAAAGTAACAACATCGCCAGTCTCTTCAAGCTCTTTCGCTGTTGCTTTATCAGCAATAAAATCGTCATCATCAAGAGTAAAGGACAATTTAGGGATTTCCAGATTAGTAATCTGAGTCAAAGTAGAGATTTGACGCAATGGATTTTTAACCAAAGGCTCCATTAAAATATCTGTGGACACTGTCTTTGGCAGGAATTTGTTTCCTCCTGTACTATCATCATCCCCCAAGACTGCAACGACATCGTTAGGAATCTGCTTGCGTTGCATAACAGATCGGATTAATTCCGCTTTAGCTTTAACGACTTTGGCTTCTGGGTCATTAATATTTTTAAGATCGCTCGAAGCCTTAGAAGCTGCTTGCTGAAGCTTTGCTTGCTGCTCTTTTTCCAGCTCATCATGTTGTTGTTTAATGACATCAAAGCGCATCTTTAGATCATCACGCGAGCGTTGCAATGCCTGAATATCCTCTGAGGATTTTGCAGGGTCAATGGCCGCCGCTGAAAGTTCCCCCTCCATTTTTTGGAGTTGCTGACCAACAGTAGCCATATTCTGCTTTAATTCAAACAGCGTCGGGTCACTAAAAAACTGCAAATTTAACTTTCTTTGATTCTTCTGTTTTACTACTCTGAACAATTCTTTACTTTTTGTCATTTGTACATTCCTCCTAGAATGGTTTCTAAATATGCTTGATTTGCTTTTGCCTCATCAGCGATTCGTTGACGTAATGCCATCTCGTCTGCGCTGATTGTTGTTTTAGGATTGTCTATCAGACTTTGAGGGACATTTTTATAACGCTGGAAGAGATCAGAGTTAATCGATGCCGCCATTTGATTTTCACTTTCAACGACATCGCATAATCCAAATTCAAACGCCTGATCCGCTGATAGCCAAGTTTCGGCATCGAGCATTCCTTGCAATTTTTCCTCAGTGAGCTTATCTCCTGCTTTTTGCATATAAGACTGAAAAGCAGACCCGGCAATACGATCCAAATCATCGGCCTGTTTACGTAGTTCTGTAGCATTTCCAATAGCAAAAGTCCAAGGATTATGAATCATAAGCATGCTGTTTTTTGGCATATAAATAGTGTCTCCCGCCATAGCGATGACACTTGCGATTGATGCCGCTAACGCATCAACATGTACGTTTACTTTAGCCTTATGTCGCTTGAGCATGTTATGAATGGCAATACCTTCAAAAACACTGCCACCCGGTGAATTAATATAAAGATTTAGCGTTGACACATCGCCTAATTGATCTAAATCTCCCTTGAAACTCGATGCTGTTGTGTCTGATTCATTCCAACGATAGCTCGTGATATCTCCATAAATAAAGATGTCCGCCTCATTTGATTTATCAGACGACATTTTCATATCCCAAAATTTTTTAGGATTTTTTTCACCGAAAAACTGTAAGTTTAGCTTTGGCCTTCCCACTAACCACTCACCCCCTTTCAAGGCAAAATAAAAAAACACTCACTGAGTGCTATCAAAATTTGAGCTATGACTTTTTCTTTCTCTCGGATCCATCTCTAGTGGGTACATATCCCCTGAAATCCAAAGTTCGTCTGCTTTTCCAGCACGTGGTGGCAAGTCCTCATACTGCCGTACCTCATCGCGGCTCATCCACCCGTCACGTAAAGCATTGTGGTAAAAAGCGGTTTGAGATGCTGTATCCCCCCTCAATAGCGCTTTAACATTAAACTTAAAATAGTAACCCGCTTTCCTTTCTTCAGGTGTCAGTAATTTGCGGTTAAATTCCTGCTCATACTGTCGGACAATTGGCATCAGGGTAAGCTGTACAAACATCCTCATCAGTTGTTCGTTACTTGCATAGTTTTGACCCTCAGTGTCATTAAGCATGATGACAGGCATATTATAAACATTTGCTACACGTGACTTAGTAATCCGCTCAGATTGAAACGTATCTGCAGCAACATATTTCCTCTCAAATTGTTGGATATCGACTCCAGGCTCTTTAAATAAGACACCGCCATTATCTTGATAAAATCGCTTAAAATCCTCGATAATTTCTTGACGCTTATCAGTGTCAACGTTTTGCCCATATTCCAAAATAAATGAGTATGCCGCTCCCTGCATTTCTTTTAAGCTAAACTCGCGGACCGCCTTATCATAATCCGTGGAATTGGTCAGGACTTTTATTGGATTGATACCCTTTAATCCACCTGACCCCACAATATGCTTAACATGCAACATGTCCAAATTGTGAATATAGTAGGTATTATTATCTCCTATTACTTGATACCACAATTCGTTGGTCTCTCGTTCAATTACCGGCTCTACAAAATCTGGATTTAAAGGTGTGATTCGAGAAACTTGCATTCGGATATCCCGTTCGATTAATGCATAAGCATTTCCTCTTTCATCTCTCATGGTCTCCATATTCCTTATAAGATCAAACGATGTCATGTTTTGGTTTGGTGAATTTAACAAAACATCAGATGTCGTATTGGAAACCACATCATAATTTTTGTACATCTTCAAGGGCAAAGAGGCTAAGCTGTTAGAAAGACGCGTAACAACACTAAAAATGGTTTCATTGGTTGCTAACTTAGAATTATCAATGCCCCAGAAGGTATGGCCAAACCAATTCGTAAAATCAAAGGTGCTTCCTTTCCAACTTATAATCGCTGCTCGGATAGATCGCCGTATCCTACTAGTCCACTTCACAAAATGATCACCACCTTTCTAAGCTAATAAATCCCTCATTGTGATAGCTTTGATCTTACCGCTACCCGATGGCTTAATAAGTAAATCAACTGTTTCGGTATGTGCGTTAAGAGCAGCTGCAAATCCATCAATCTTTCGATTGGCATTTTGTTTCGTTGGCATCCAATTGTCATTGCGATCTTTAACTAGCCGCACGTTATTGAGATACCATTGAAACATTTTATTCCTATTGAAAATCACTTTTCCATCGAGCAACAATTCTTTAAAGTTTTGCATCGGCCCACCTAAAGTCAAAAATCCCTGTCTTACTTCTTTTGTTTTAAATCCATGATTTTCAATTGCTTTATTAAGATAGAGCGCCTTTGCTTTGTCATAGGCAATCATCTTAATTCTATATTTTTCAGCTTGTTCCACAAACCAATCAAAAACATATTCATAATTGACATAATCACCGGGAATGACTGTTAAATATCCGGCTTGTTTCCATTCGTCCAGTCTTTGAGGGTTGCTATCCCTGTCATATCTAGCCTGTGGAATCCAAGAATGACAAAGGATAAATACAGAACCATCATCCAAAGGAAATTCAAGAGCTGCAGCTGTAAAATCCTCTGTTTCTGAAAGATCGTACCCTGCGATACATTCCCTGTTTTTCAGAGTTTCTAAATCGATGACCTTGTTATTTTTCTTAATGGTCGCGATGTCCACAAACGACAGTTCGTCGACATCTGAGAAGATGTTAAACTGCTTTGTCATCCAGTCTGCGCGTTCTTGGGGACTTCTTTTGTCCTTTTTCCAGTCGGAAACAAGGTTAACAAAATCCATTAACCCAATATTAGGATTAGCTTTAATCCACAATTCAGGATGATCGGCTTCTTCAGGCTTGTCTAATTTGGCAACGTAATAAAAAGTACGCTCGTCTAAATTATCTTCAAGGTTGTCCAAGCAATCTTTTGCCTGTTCTATATAGGTCATTAGTGGCCCATCTAAAACATATCCTGCCGTTGTAATGTAGATAATAAGTGGCTGTTTTCTCGCTCCACGAGACTTTTTAATGACATTGATCAATTTAAAATTCTTAAATTCGTGAATTTCGTCGAAAATTCCTAGATGAGTATTTAATCCATCAAGTCGTTTACTATCGGAAGCCCGTGCCTGGATCTCTGCAAACTTTTCAGTGTACTTAATCTTATTTCTTTGGGCCTTATACCGTTTTGATAAATATGGAGATTTCTCCACCATCGCTTTGGCTTCATCGAAAAGTTCATGTGCCTGTTGTTCAGCATTTGCCAAAACATAAATACGGGCACCGTTTTCGTTATCGAAGCCTAACATATAGTTAGAAAGGCCAGAAATGAGGGTTGTTTTACCGTTTTTCCTTCCAACCATATCAAGCGCTTCACGAAATCGTCGAATGCCTGTATCTTTATGAACCCACCCAAAAAGGGACCCGATCACAAAGTGTTGCCAAGGTTGCAACACCAATTGATCAAAGTCCCCTTTTGAAGGTTTACATTTTTTTTCAATGAAACGGATTGGTCGATGACCTTTCTCTTCATCAAATATCCAAGGAAAGTCATCTGTTCCCTGCCGTTCCAGGTCTCTCATGTGCCGTTTGGCCGCTAGAATATTTTCTTCACTTGCCGGAATAGACCCGTCAATAAGTCTTTCAGCATACCAAGTTGTCAATAGCTCAGGATAGGGCCTCTCTAATATTGCCCCCCAGCTTTTTTGTTCTGCAAGATAATTTGACCACCATTTTTCTAGCTCAGTATAGCTCATCTCCAAAAGAGAGCTAGAAGTCATCTTCTTCCCCGTCGTCGCTTTCTAAATTAATGGCCAATCTTGCTCTTGCAGCTGGTGACAATCCTAAATCGGATCCTAATGACCTCATTTGTGAGGCTGCATCTTTCATACGGATAAAAAATGGATTAGGTTTTCCATCAATCCACATCCCCTTTGCTTTAACCTGCCTTTTAAAAGACAAATACTGAGAATAAGCATCGCAATAAAGGGCTAAATGAGTAACATCCGCATCATTGATAAGCTCGACTTCCAGAAGTAATTTTGCTAATCTCTCAAACTCTTTTTTCGCTTTTTGGTTGAGCCAAGCAGGTGGGATAACATGCTCAGCACTCATTTTCATCTTTTCTTCTTGTTCAGCCCGTCTTTTTAATTGTTCAACGTTCTTTTTCGCAGGATTTCCCTCTACAAGCTGTAATCGTGCGGATTTTGCTGGCGTTGGCATATTATCACCACCTTTCTAAAATGTAAAATAATGTATTTATAAAACCTTTTTAAAAAATCTGATCGGCGGTTTTATTGTAGAGTTGGGGGCACGCCGTTCCTAAGAATACATGGATGCAAAAATTTTGGGTAGGGGGGTACCCCTCTGTTAAAAAATGTCAGGGTTTCCCATCTCCTTGTGAACCTTAATTTTCATCTTCTTCTTGCGCTTTCCTCCACCCTTTTCGGGGTGCTCCTTGTTGTGACACGATGGACAGATCGTCTCAAGGTTATTGATGTCCAAAGCCAAGTCAGGACGCTCGTCCAATGGCTCAATGTGGTGGACGATGTTCGCTGGTGTCAGCTTGTCATGCCTTAGACATTCCTGACATAGATAGTGATCTCGTTTTAATACAATTGCCCTACACTTTAACCAAGCTACCGATTTATAAAATGCTGTATCGGTCATTTTAGGAATCTGTATACAGCATTCCCTTTGTTATCATAAACATTGATTATTTCTTCTGGTGGATTATGTTCAATCACTTTAGTATTCGGTGGCTTATCATAGTCCGCATGTTTGATCTTAATGTGTGTTGGGCTAAAACTTTCGGTATTGGTATTCCAATCGATCCCGACATGTACTAGATCAGTGATCTCTTCACCATTATAAAAAACTTTAGGGACAGCATTGATATCTTCCAATGTGATTTTAAGAAGTGGTTGCTTTGGCTTGTTGTTGTTGTTGTTGTTGTTGTGCGATTTATATTTATTAATCTTCCAAACATCAACAAAGGCGCCATTACATTTCGGACATACTCTAACTTCGGAATAATCTTGTTTGGTAGCTTGGACGTTTTCTGTGTGCCCACAGCTTAAGCAACCGTATCTGACTCGTGATAGCTTAGGAGGATTAAACAAAAGATTATCAACGAAACTCCTAAATTCATCAGGTGGTAAAAAGTCATAATAAGATCCAAACCGTTGGTAGACATATTCTCTAAGGTATTCGTATCTCGATTTACCACGTTTATATTCGATGTGATTAACCGTTTCGTTAAACGGCTTAGGGAATATAGGACCGTCGCATATAGGACAATTCAATCCGTCAATATTGTGTTTACCAGCGTCGATGATAGCTTTACATCTGTCGTTCATACACTCAAGTTGTATTTTACTCATAGGATTAACATCTCCCTTCAGAATCACTGGCGGTCTCTGATTCCCTCACGTGAGTGACTCAGTTAATACCCGCTTTTAATCTGGCAATCTGGACATTTCATTTCAATAAAGCCTTTTACTTTATCAGCCCGTTGTGCTGAATTTCCTGTTATTCTTTTCATTCTGTCGTGCCCGCATGAATGGTGGATATTTTCTCTTGATGAACCGTATCTAATATGTGCGTCCACTAAAGCTAGAACACTTGGAAAATATGGAATGCTCTTTTCTTTTATTAGAGTTTCAATAACAAAGCATATAAAAATAAATATTTTTCTCGTGACACCCACCGCCCATCACGTATATTTCTTCATGGTAAAAAAGCACCGTCGACTACTCTACTTCGGAGGATTACTCCTACTCTTTTCGCCGCTGATAGGTGCTTTATCACTTACCTAATTATTCCACGCTATCATGATATCACATTTTTGTAGGCCATTTGCACAAGTTTTGCACACGATTCTATTGCCAACCTATTTTTACGGCGATTAACGTTACTATTTCATGGCGGTATTTCCTAAGTGTATTTCTGTGAACATGGCAAAAGTCTGCCACCTCTGCCCAAGTTCTACCCTGACGATCCCAATATCCTTTTTCTATAACCTTGCGGTGTCCAGAAGAAACTTGATTATAAGTGCTATCGATAGCCGAAACAATTTCCTCTAAATTCCTAAGTTTAATATCCGACATCAAACGTGTTGCCATCCGTTCAGTGGGTCTCCCTGGCTCTCTAACCGAATTTGGCCCTTTGACGACATTAATCTGTTCTGGGTTCTCATCAAAAGGATTCATAATTTCTTCTCGGCGGCGCTGGATTTCTTTTTTTGTTTCATGGTAACCGTATAGTTCCGCTTCAATATGTTTAAATGTTGCTGGCTTTAGTTTCATTACTGCGGTCATTAACTCACCTCATTCATTTTTGGCTTTTTAATACATCCCCTAACCAATCAACTAACATTTCCATTTGCTTTTCAACCAAGTCATTATTACCGTACTTTTCACAGAGCTCACCAGTCGTTTGAGCCACCCATACCCAGAACTCGCTACTGTTAATCCCATGCTTTATGGCTTGTTGATTGCTTTCGTAGATCCAATCGGCTACCTCTCCGTAAAATACGCGATAGTCCATCAAATCGCCTCGATTCGAATATAGATCCCTGGCATCTTCGCCCAAAACTTTTCCACAATCTCTGAGACTACTAAGGCATCGTCTTTCCAGTACCCACAAGCTGTCATGCAATCCTTTAAAAGTTTTTGCAAGTTATCTGTATCTGGTCGCGTGTGCTTATATTGGCCGTCTTTATAGTTCCCTGTAACCGGAAAGCACCATTTAACCATCAGTCGAATAGGCCCTGTATATTTCTTTTCTGGGACATGCTGACCAAGGTATGCCATCAACTTTGCACGAGCCGCCTTTAAATCCTCAGGTTCGTAGAATATTGGCTTACCATTTATGACAGATACCTGTTTCTGTTGGTGAGTCGTTGTCGGGACCTTTTTCATTGGCATGAAGAATTCAATCACGTAGATCAGCCTCCTTCACGAATACACCATCAATCATTTCACCTTGCCGATATTTAATTTCTTGGTAAGCTGCATCAATGCAACTTTCAATACTCAATCCTAACTGCATGGCAAGAATAGTAATGACAACGTAAATATCACCGATCGCATCAGCCGTTTTCCATTCATCTTTTCGAACTAATGCAGCCGATAACTCTCCTGCCTCTTCCATCAATTTCATCATCTGCTTATCTGAATTGGCATTATTTAATCCTCGTTCTTCAGCCCAATGTTTAATCGCTTGAGTCATTTCATCCAACATGATTTCACCTTCCAAAAATTAACTTTTTATTTTTTGTTGAGAAATTTTGCTTTCGTCAAGGATAGGGGAAGTATGTCGTCGTGCGTAAGCTATCGCACGACTACTTACCCCCTTGACCTTGAGGGAAAGGGAAATTTACCTATACGTAGTATAGGGTTTTTCCTTCCCTCGGAAATTCTCGAAAATTATCGAGTTTTTCCCTCGGTAGTGAAATCGGGAAAACATTCGACTTTTTCCCTAATGAGGGAAAGGAAAAATACCGAGAATTTCCCTACGTAGGGAAAGGGAAAACATTCGACTTTTTCCCTTTCCTTACTTATCAGGTTTCCTTCCGACTTCACCGTTCGTTATCCAAAAACCACCGTGATTTTTTATCCTGTTTCTAACAGTTTTTGGAGTTACACCCATAAATTCTGATAAGGCTTCAAGGGTTACTGTTCCATCTATTGTGCAAGATTCATAGGCTATTTCTAATGATTCGTTCTGTTCTTTCTTCTTCTCCTGTGGACTTTTCTTCTTGTTAAAATTCTTTTTCCATGGAGGTTGTTCACCTTCTGGTTCTATATCTTTCAAGAAGCCTGTATCATCCACTTTATGGACAGGATACTGGAACCACATATTAACGGGCGAAAACTTAGGATATTCACGCAACGTGCCTTCTACACGCCATGCAGATCGAACACGGATGCTTTCTACAGCTTTGGTAATCTCTAATTCTACTTGTTGTAACCTTTCCGGATTAAGGACACGTTTAGCATGTGTATTCATCTGTGTTACGCTCTGTTGGTCATCTAAGCCGACGTGCTCATCGAAGTAATCAAAGTTCGCTTGTTGGATTGCCTTAGAGTACATTTCAGCCATCACTGCGCCTTCCTGTTGCTTTCTTAACTCGTCAGTAATCTCTAACTCTACCAAGTCGATAAGAGCGTCAGGATCACGAGCAAATACGCCTGATCCACTGGCTCTATCCATTGATTTTTTATTCCCTTGAGTACCTTTGGAATGGTGATGGCAGTATATAACGCTTGAACCCAACTCTGTGGCAATCTTATCAAACTGATTCGTAAAGTGAGCCATTTGGTCTGCACTATTCTCATCACCAGTAAGGACCTTGTAGATAGGGTCAATGATGACTGCGATATAATTCTTTTTCTGAGCTCTTCTAATCAACTTTGGTGCAAGTTTGTCCATGGGGACAGACTTACCACGCAAGTTCCAAATGTCGATGTTGTCAATGTTGTTCGGCTGTAAACCTAGCGCATGATATACATCTTTAAAACGATGTAAGGCACTAGCTCTATCTAGCTCTAAGTTGACGTACAGCACTTTACCTTGGGTACACTGCCAGCCTATCCACTTAGCACCTTCGGCTATGGCTATGGATAGTTCGATTAAAGCAAATGACTTACCAGCCTTAGAAGGTCCAGCCATTAACATCTTATGCCCTTGTCTGAGTACTCCTTCAATTAGTGGTGGCGCGAGCTCGGGCATATGCTCCCAAAAGTCCGTAAGACTTTCGGGGTCCGGTAGATCGTCGTTCACATCTTCGATCCAGTTCTCCCACTCTTCCCAGTTTGCCTTACCGATATTGGTATCGATGATAAACTGTTTTTTGCCATTCCGTTCGACACCAGGCATACGAGAAAGACGAGAGGGATTTCTATTTTGGTTATCTATGTTTAGGCCGTTCTTTTTACAAACGTTATATAGGTAATCTACGCGCTTACGGTACTCATCATAGTTAGCAGCATCGATCTTTACGATGGCATGTATGCTCTTTTTGCCGCTGTAAACTAAAGCAGCAATTGGTAATTCAAGTTCACGCATGATGGCGTTCTGTTTCTCCAAGTCCATCGTGTCTGATTCGACTAGTGCATATCTATATTCAGTGACGTTTTCATTTTTGACGCCTTTTCCATCCAATGGGTTAAAACGGATCCAAGCACCTGCTTCTGGGTTATAATCACCAAGTACAGCGCCGATATCTCCATCCGATTCATTTAAGGCTTGAATAAGTTCCCCAGCTGTTCTGTCCCAGTTTCCTTTCGTGGGAAGATGTTTGCCTTCATCGTTCTGCCAGGTGGATACCACATACCCTACATTCTCTGAAGCTTCGAACAACGTCTCTAAATAAGTAGTTAACTCTTTAACTGGATTCCAAATAGTAGGCTCTGAAATTTCCATACCCTCAATCCAGTTTTTATCGATAACAACATAATCATCGTTTCCTGATATCTCATCATCCCAACTTAGTTCACGTTCATCTTCACTGGAACGGTGAGGCTCCCAACCGTTATCTTTTGCCATCTGGGTAATGGTTGCACCTGTAATGCCACTACCTTCAAAGGTAGTCCACTTTTTGAAGCATTCTCCGGGATGATACCTTTGACCATCCCGTTTGCTCCACTCTTCCCAATCGCTTGCTGTATAACCTTCATACCTTAGTGCCATTCCAACGTTTAACCATTCCTGGTAATCGAGGAAAGCAGGGTCGATATAGTCTAATAGAGCTTTTAAATCTAGTTTATTTTCCATACCCCATCAACCTACTTTCTCCTACGACGATTGCCTTTTCCATGTTCTAACTGTATCGCTAGACTTCTTAGTTCCTTATAGTTCGCACAACCTCCGCAAACTGTATCAGGATTACGTGAGCCATTATAACGACGCTTTTCACAACTGTCACAGTTATTCAATGCCTTTGAGATTTTTAACATTATGTCATGATTTTTCATGTAGCATCGCCTTCTAGGGCTGCCTCTGCAATTATAATCAGTTCCGATTCACCAAAATAATCTTTCCTTTTTGATACTATGTCTTCTAAAGCCTTCCGCAGCCGTTGGTTTTCTTTCTGCTCTTTGAAGAGTTGTCTATCCATATCCTCAAGGTCCTGCTTATTTTTATCCGCCCTGGCTTTTGCTTGATCAACTGTTTGTATGAGCCAGTCAACATCAGATTCATCAACATTAAATTGATCATTTTCTTTACCCGGGTATCCAACTTTGAGAGTGGAATTGATGGGTGATTCCATCAGAAATCACCCTCTTTCAAAATCTCTGATAATGTGGTTAAACGTGTCAGCATATTTACTGCTTTTAATGAAGCATCCATACCACTCATAATCTTCCTCTTTCGCAAGAACCCTGCTTCTCCCATCTTTCACCCTTCTACCCGCACCACTAATATCCTTCCATCCTTCTTGCTCCATCAATTTAATGTGTTTTTCTCGTAAATCTTTTGTTTCATACAGATACTCAACTGTAGTTTCAATCAGTTTCAAACCTTCCATAGTTCGTTTCCCTCCTTTGAATTACAAAAGCCTTAATTCAAGTATCTTTACTCCTCCATTAATAAACTGTAAGCACGTGCGTCCAGTTCTTCATAAGAATCAATTCTCATAGCAGTTATAACCTTTTTCATTCTTGGTACATTCATAAATTCATCCCACAAATGTTCCGTATCGAAAAACCACTGTATCATTTTGTTGTTGTCCCCTAATCTTTGTTCAGAATCGGGGTATTTTTGTTTGAGTTTCATTTCAAAACTACCGTACCCTTTTGTATTACCGTTCAAATACACATAGCACCGCTTTACGGATGCGAGAGAATTATTGCGATTCATGACGTATTTTCTTCTCCATCCAGGTAGATTGTCGAACTTGCTTTGCGCCAATTCCTTGTTGACATCACCTTGAATTGTCAATCGTGTTGCCATTTAAATTCACTCCTTTATTTCAGAATTTCTCTCTACTTGGACCGATAATTGGTCCGATGGACTGATTCTTCTACTAATCTTAAAACCACATACCCAGCGATATCTCTAAGCGTATCTATCTTACTTTCATCCTTAACCTTCTGTGGTTTATTAAGGAGAGACTTAAACCGTTCAACTTTGTCAGATAAACGAATAGCCACCGATAGATCACCGAACTCTTGATATAACTTTGAAAAAGAATTACCGTAATCATGATTTTTCGCAATAATGGTATCTGCAATCTCATGGCATATAGATCGAACTGCTATTTCAAATTTGTCATTTGCCATTTTTTATTCCCCTTTATATTCCTTTGGATTAATCCCTGCTGGTATCTTCCAACCGTTAGCCGCAATTCGGTCAATCAGCTTTTTAGCGTTATCAAACGACCATTTTCCAACATGCTCAAATCCGCGCTGTTCTAAGAATCTAATCTGCTTAGGAGTAGTTAAACCTTGCTCTCTACGCCTGTCTAATCGTTCTAATAGTTTAGTAGCTTTTCCAGCATTGTCGATCTCATCAGGAAGGATACCAAGTTTTTCTAAGGTTTTGACTTGTTTCTCACTAGGTGGACCCATTTCCCAACCGAATGAAGGAACGTAACTTGATAAGTCTTCAGCTTGGATACTCATTTCAAACTGCAACGGATCGACGAGCTTCCGTTTACGACGCTTCATTTCTGCTAATTGTTTAGCTAATGCTTCTTCTCTTTGAGCGACAACGTCTTCTGCCGCAGTTTGTTCAACAGCTTCTAAATCAAGTGGTACACCAGCTTCTTCAATCTGCTTGGTCATAGCTTTGGCTACTTCTTCATTTTCAGCAATCAAATGGGCTGGATGACAGAGTTCGTGTCTGTCTGTATGCCAAAGGAAGTCAAGCAACAATAATTCAGTTTTACCAGGATACAGTCGGGTACCGCGCCCAACCATCTGGCTGTATAGACTTCTTACTTTCGTAGGTCTCAACACAACTACACAATCCACAGATGGACAATCCCATCCTTCTGTTAAAAGCATAGAGTTACATAGAACGTTATACTTACCTTTATCGAAATCTTCCAAAATCTCAGCGCGGTCTTGTGACTCTCCGTTGACCTCTGCTGCTCTAAATCCTTTTTTATTCAGTATCTCTGTAAACTTTTGACTTGTTTTAACCAACGGGAGAAACACAACAATCTTTCTATCCTTTGCATTCTTCCACATTTCATCAGCAATCGATTCTAAGTACGGATCAAGGGCAGAACCTAAATCACTGGTTTTAAAATCTCCGGCTTGTTGACCAACTCCGGATAAATCAAGTTGAAGGGGTATGGTCAATGCTTTAATCGGACTAAGGTATCCTGACTTTATCGCCTTTGGTAGGGTGTACTCGAAAGCCAAGCTTTCAAAGTATGAGCCGAGGTTCTTCATATCCCCTCTGTCAGGAGTAGCTGTGACACCTAACACATTTGCATCGAAGTAATTTAACACACGTTGATAGCTATCAGATATACAATGATGCGCTTCATCGATGATGATGGTGTCAAAGAAGTCTTTACTAAACTTTTTTAATCGCTTATCACGCATTAATGTCTGAACACTACCTACTACTACTCGGTACCAACTACCGATTGAAGTCTCTTCTGCTTTTTCTGTTGCACATTTTAAACCTGTAGACTTTTCTAATTTGTCAGCTGCTTGTTCTAGCAATTCGCCCCTATGGGCAAGGACGAGAACACGCTCGCCCTTTTTCACTCTGTCTTCAATGACTTTTGAAAATACGATTGTTTTTCCACATCCAGTGGGTAGGACAAGTAACGTTTTTTTAATACCTTTTTCCCACTCACGTTGGATTGATTCTCTCGCTTCTTGTTGATAGTCTCTAAGTTTCATAGTTACCTCCTAGAATTGACCTGGCGTGAATCCACCCTGTTGCTGATTTCCAGTGGGGAAAGGCGCTTGTTGCTGTGTCGGTTGTTGCACTGGCTGTTGATAGCCTTGGGCTATCCCTTGTGGAAAAGCTTCATCAAATGGATAGAACTTCTTAACTTGGTTATTTGTTCGTTCTTCTCCGTCTCTTCCAATGAATTTATTGACTTCTAGTTGCAATTTCCCTTTTGCACCGATAACGGCGTTCCAATTCATACGCAACTTTTCGCCTTTCTTCTTTTGGCCGATACCTGTGAAGAAGTTAGATAGTAAACCTTCTGTCTTCGTATGGAGAAGCAAGTTGTGAAATATAACAACGTCTCCATGTTCAGGTGAGTGAACAGTCAATTCTAGTTTTGCTTGGTTACATGGAGGCATTTTGGCGCTCCCGGCAAATCGGCCACGTTCAAATTTGCTGACAGTGAACATATAATCACCCTCAGGCAACAATATAAAATCGCCACCATCCTTCTCTATCTCATCATCCCAACCCAACTCGCGTTCGATTTCTTGACTCATCAAAAATTCCTCCTAGTATACTAAAATGGTAAGTTCTTTCTAAACTCTTGAATCATCCCAAAGACTTGCTGCCATGCACCCACTAGTACACCCTCGATAAAGCTTGGGTCATAATTCGTGATCGGCGTATCTTGTGGATAGTAGCCTTTTTGACTAACAACAACTTGAATCTCTTCAGGTGATACATTATTTTGTATCATTAAATCCCTTAGTGATTGAGGGATTGCTAGGTCTAATTGTTGCGTCGGTTCTGGATTAATCGGTGGCACTTCGGTTACAGGTTGTTGTGTAGCCTGTACCGGTGTTTGTTCCAACACATCAGTATTGCTTATAGGTTGATCTTGTCTTGATGTCCAAGTTTCAGTTACTTGATCTGTCGCTTGCGTATTAAAAATATGAGCAATCTGTGCATAATCCATTGGTATTTCATCAGGAAGATTGTGTCTGTTTTTTGCATCCCATGCCGGGTGATGTGTTGTATAAATAGTGCGAACACCACCTTGTGCTTTGTGTTTTTTTCCTTTGTCATCCGCTGCAACACTATAAGTTTTATAATTCATGAACAGTACAATATCCGCCCATTCCTTCACTAACGGTGCAGTACGCGAAGTTGTTTTTTTACCAAGTTTCAATTCCCAACGGTCATAAGCGCCCATTTCATCTGGTTGTTCAAACTTTCGTATCTGAGCATGTGCTGCTAAAACAACATTAATACCTAAATCTACAACATCTTGTAACTTGTTAAGGAAACGTCCAATATCTTCTTCTAATTTGATGTATCCCGAACCATACCCAAAATCCTCAATGCTTTTTTTGTCATGAGTGTTGCACAAGTTCTCAATACATAACCGTTCGGCCCAATCAATCGTGTCAATGACAATTGTTTTGCAAGGGCGATTCTGCTTCACATACTCGATCTGCTGTTCCAAGAATGTCCAGCTAGTAGGCTTGTCCATCCGTGCCACATCCATGTTACTCGTACTACCTTCTGTATCTATAAAGACAGGATCCGGAAACTGTGCCGCAAAGGACGATTTCCCAATCCCCTCTGGGCCATACAACACAACCTTTTGTGCTTTAGCCACCTTACCTTTCGTTATATTCATGGTTTAAAATTCCCCCGCTTTCCATGTTTTTGTCTGGGCTACAGGTTGCTCTGGTGTTTGGGCTGGTAAGCTTTCTTGCCCGGCAACATATCCATCCTCAATGATGATAGAACACTCTTCACCTGTACTTACTCGCGTTGCAATAGCTTGTAGCCCTTCTTGTTCAAGCCATTTCCCAAATTCTTTAAGAGTGTCCATATCCATCTGTTCAAGCTTGTCCAAGAGGATAAACCCACAATTTGGCTTTAATTTGCGAACGATAGCTGTAGATACTTGAAGTTGTTCTGCACCGCTCATGTTGTCCCATTTTTGGCCGTTATAGACCAAATCCCCATCTTCAACGGATAGACCAGGTAATGGTAAGTCAGCATTGTTTAGAAGAGCTGTTTTTTCCTTACGAACATCTTCAATTGAAACCGTTAATTGATCGTATTGTGCTCGATAGTCATTAGCGTCTGTTTCGGCTTTGTCTTTATCGAGATTGGCTCTTACTTTTCTATTAATCTCTTCAATTTGTTGAATGTTACGCTCAAGTTCCTCAGTGGATTCATCCACGAGATCTAAGGTATCTTTTTGAGCGATATCTAAGTCTCTTCCTAACTCCGCGTATTCTGATTCCGCTTGCTGGAGCTGTTGTCTTAAACGTTCAATCTCTTGCCCTTTTGACGCATATTGAGCTTGAATACTTGCTAACTGCTGACGTTTCCTTTGATTCTCTCCATTCTTAGCGAGTATCTCTTGCTGTTGTCTAATCAAATCAGAAGCAGAAATAGGCTCCTTGGGTGCATCAGGATAATAGGGTTGTTCCTTTGCAAACTTAGTCTTTTGATCAGCGATTTGACCTATTGTACGACGTTGGTTATACAACTCCTGTTCCTTTTGCTGAAGTTCATGAAGCTTATCACCCACTCCGATGATCTTTAAAAGGATATTAGCCTTTTCTTTGCTGGTAGAGTTCATAAACTTAGGTAGATCAATAGCAAGTTCTTCTACAAAACTATCCAATAACTGTTGACCAGCCTTTTGACCATTAGGATCTATAACTTTTAAATCGCTGTTTTTACCCTTACGTTCTACGACTAATCCATTAGAGAGAACGATATGAAGGTAAGGTGGTACAACTGAACCTTCACGTTCGGCCTGGCTTGGTCGATACTTGTTACCGCCTAATGCCCAGGCTATGGCGTCTAACACACTGGACTTACCTTGCTTATTCTTGCCGCCTACGATGGTTAAACCGGAAGCTGTAGGCTCGATTTTTACGGCTTTGACCCGTTTTACATTTTCGATTTCAAGCTTATTAATCTTAATCATTTGCTTCCTCCTCTTGCTTTACTGCAGCCCATAAGCTACAATGAAGCTAAATTTGTGTTTAGTGTTGAGTCCGTGTTGCCGCACGGGCTTTTTGTTGTTTACGGGGTATAATGTCTGAGTGATCATTCAACTGAGTCATACTCAATCACACCATCCCACTCTTCCAAGTCATCAAAAAATTTACTGTTACTTCGGTGACTAGCATCCACGGCGATTATCCAATTTTGTAAGTTATCTCTTAGGTTGCGCTCGGATGTAAAAATGTTAGTCGCGTGAATATCAACAATAAAATTTCTAAGTTCTGCCGCGAAGTACACTCCAACACTTGATTCTCTTTCATTAATTTTCAACTGATACTCTGTTCCATTGACCATTATCTTTTTTGAAATCAACCTAATCCCTCCATCTCATAACCAGCCTTAAGTGCTGCTATGCATATTGCCATAGGTGCTGATTCTGAATATGCTAATTTTCCTCTGCCATTTTTCATAAATGCAGCTGAAAAACAAATTTCTAAACCCTTGTTCGATTGGATTTTATATTCTGGTGATAATTCTTTAACCACTTGCCAAGCCCACTCAATATCACGGCTGTATGGTGGTATGCCGCTTGATAAGGTACCTCTAACCTTCCTACCGTCATGCACTTTGTAGCCTAAAATCTTCTCAGCAATGAGTGCATCAAGTTCTGCTCCTGGCTTCATCCAATCCCTCCTCACAAACTAAGTTCAATAAGACAATCAAATCTCTTTGACTCTGCTTCACTTCTTCAAAGGATTTACAAGCATTTGCAAAATACTTAGCCAATACTTTTGTGTTTAAGGAAATATCAATTGGACGATTCCATAACATCCATATTGAGTTCAACAAGAGCCTTTCTTCCCTTTCGAGTTCAATCAATTCAATGGCTTGGCTTACTTCCTTTTGACACCTTTCCCACTCATGCATGAACCAGTCTGCCATTACGTGATTGCCCATCGCTCTGTATCTGTTTGCTCTATCAAGACAATCCATTGAGCACTCTGCGCGACGTTTAAACCAATCTTTATTAAATTTTTCTGCCGCAGTCGTCATATGTATTCACCACCTTTCATAGAATGGTAAGTTAAGCAATATGTCATGATAAAGGTTAAAAAGAGTAGCGCTCATATGGCGCTTAATTTACGGAAAACTTAACCTTCACACGTTGAAATGTGTTCAAAGTACAAATCAAAATCATTAATATCTTCATCATCTAAGTTGTTCATTTCAAACTCTTTACCGCAAAGTGGACATTCTGCAATATCACCTAATCCATACTCTTGAACTGACACCTTTTGCACCTCCTAACGTAAAATTTTTACGGAATGCGACATAACTTATTTCATGAAAACCATCCAATGTGTTTTCGATCTTCTATTTCCAAACAAAGGCTTTTGCCCAATTGCTTTAATAACCTCACTTGTCTTTACTTGATCTTCATTCCACTTAAAAACAAGCGTTCCGTTTGGTTTTAAAACTCTCATGCATTCGCCAAAACCTCGTTTAATATCAGTTGACCAACTTTCGTTTAACTTTCTATACTTTTTGGCCAACCACGAATCATCGCCTGCTTTTAACAGATGTGGAGGGTCAAACACCACAAGATAAAAGGAATCGTCTTCAAATGGCATATTTCTAAAATCCGCAATCACATCAGGATTTACATTCAATGTCCTACCATCGCATAAAGTTGTTTCTAATTGTCGATTGTCCATGTACAGGACATCTTCATTTTCCTTGTCAAACCAAAACATTTTGCTACCACAACAAGCATCTAAAATTCGTTCCTTGCCTTCCCTCCTTATTTCGCAATATGTCTCTATTCTTCAACAGGCTCTGGTCGCAATATCGCCCAAACTGAATTATTAAATTTCATCTCCACAATCGTGACATATGGTGATTCTTTCATCAGTCCCTTGTATGTCAACCGTTTCACAGTTTTCATGAGTACATCTTTCCATTCATTTCACCTCCTTTCAATAACTCCAAATGAGATACCCAATCAATCCCCCTAAAGCAATACAACAAATAGCGATTCCTATTATTAAGAGCATTATCGTTTTAACCTCTCTTTCGAGATCAAAACCGTTTTTCATTATCAAAACACCCTAGCTTCAGACACTGTACGATACAGCCGCATGACATGTGGATTTGCTTTTGCAAAGGATTCCTTGTTGATCATCGGGATGTCATAAGCAAATTCTAAATCGGTCATCATGGCAGCTAGTCGAATGGTTTTCACACGTTCTGATGCCTTAGACGCGATGATGTTTTTAAACCGATTGGTATAACCTAACATCTCCCCAACGGTCATATCCGACACCCGTTTAACCCTGGCATCCAGTCCAGCAAATAAGTGCCACCCTGCATCTGTTTTCCTTTCGAGAACATCTTTGTAAGTAACCGGCACGTAGCGAGTACCCTTATCGTCTTCCACTTGGATATCGATTGAATAGGATTCATCAAGAGCAATGTCCTCTCCATCAGTACCTAGAAACACTTGGCCCTCTTCCACGAATAAGCGACCTGTTAAGTAATCATCTAGACGATCAGCTGCGACTTTGAAAAAGTTATCTAACATTTTTAACTGCCTCCTTTGAAAATTAAACTAAAGTTTTCTTCGAGGAACTCAGACATCTTGGTTGCCTGGAAGGACCACGTTTGACCTTTGCTTCTCGGGTAGAAAACAAAACCACCGTTGTCTGAATCAAGGATTTTTCGAAACCTGGATGGGTAAAGAATGTTTTCCTTTATCCATTCCTGTTTTCGCCCAACACGACTTTCAAGGTCTTTCATATTCCAATAAACACCTGCCAATTCTTGACGTTTAAGTTCTTTAAGTTCAACTTTTGAGATCAATACCGAATCAGCAGGTATCGGGATGGTTAAGTTGACATTAAGCTGTTGCATTGGTGTCGTCTCTTTCTATAAGAGGAAGTATGTCTTGCTGTTTTAGCAGTTCATAGATGAAAAGTCTGCCTTTTTGTGTCCATTTAGTGCTAATTCGAGACTTCTCAGAATCAATTACATGTGTAGTTGTCTGCGTATATCCTCTATCTTGATATTTGGCATACAACAGCCATATATCACCCTGTTTAAATTGGACCCCGAGATCATGTAATTTTTTATTAAGGCTCCTGGCGCTCATTCCAAAATCCTTAGCAATCTTAGAAACAGATAATAAAGATTTATTTTGTAAAACTAAATCATAATAAGAAGCTTTTGGTTGTAATTCATTGACTTGCTGTTTAAGTAGTAAATTACTGGTCTGTAATTTCTCAACCCGAGCGTTCAAATAATCCATCGCTCTTTTCATAACCATCTCAGGACTGTTCCATCTTCGTTCGAGTTCAAGGAAGTAGAGTCTTGCTTCTTTACCCTTTTCGTTGCGTTGGAGCATGGCGATCTCTTTTGCCATTTCAATGGTTAAATGGTGATCTTGTATAGGTCTACCACCGCTAGGTTTTTCACTTTTTTGTGATAAACCTATGAAATCAACATTTTCGGAGAATCCATACTCTGACATTCTTTCAAACCATTGAGTATATGGAGTTCTCACTTCCAAAAACTCATGGAGATCTCGGCCACCAACCAAAATCCGATCTTTATCTTTGATTGTTGGAATTAGTTCGTTCAAATTAATTCTCCTTTCATTTATTTATAATGATGTCTGGTCATTTTTAAAGCTGCCCTCCTTTATGCCGAATTTAAAATCCGAAAAAAATCGGATTGTTGACCAAAAAAAATATTTTCCACCGACACATTGTATACCTTTTCGATCTTAATGAAGAATGTACGAGGGACATTGGTTGAATCTTTCTCATACTTGGATAGTGTGTCTGGGCTAATGCCAAACTTCTCTGCCGCTTCTTTCAAGGTATATCCGCTATTTACACGAGCTGCCCGAAGCGTAATTTGCATCATGTATTTCACCTCCGTTATTAGGTTGTCTCTATCTTATCCGATATTTTTCGGAAAGTCAACCGATTTTTATCGGATTTTTAATTACATTTATACATAAAACAAACCTTCCTATAATTCAATCCGAAAAATATCGACATTTTTCTATAAAACTACTTTATTTTCCGTAAAATATCGGATATAATCTTATTAGGGTATTAAAAAGGGAGGTGAAAACATGACAAGAGAAGAGATTAATAAAATGGAAGAAAATCTTAAAAAAGAAATATCACAAAACTTGATCCGCATCATGAAGGAAAAAGGATTTACTCAGGTTAGATTAAGCGAGGAATCAAAGATACCGAAGAGTACGATTTCTGATTACATAAGGAGAAACACATTAGCCAATCCAGGTAACATTCAAAAAATGGCCGATGTTTTAAAAGTCTCTAAGGGCGATATAGATCCAAGTTTTAGACCTCAAAATGATGATGCTGTTGCGGAATCACCCGTATTTTACGAAACAGTAAACAAAGACTTTTCTAACATCACAAATATTCCTATCGTGGGTACAATAGCAGCAGGGACACCGGTATTAGCCGAAGAAAATATTGAGGGATATATGCCTGTTCTCTCTTCGACAATTGATAGGTATAAACAGTATTTTTACTTAATCGTTAAAGGCAACAGCATGAATCTAGAGTTCCAAGAAGGCTCTTATGTGCTAGTTGAAAAGACTAACCAAATTGAAAATGGCCAAATTGGAGTTGCCCTAATCAACGATGAAGCGACTGTAAAAAAGATTTATATAAATAACAACATTATGAACTTGGTTCCTGCTAGTAATGATCCCAATTATCAGCCCCAAATATTCGATCTTACTAAGGACAACGTAAAAATAATCGGTAAAGTTGTACAAGCTGTCAAAGTGTATTAAATTTTTAGCGCTAGGAATTTAATCAAGCGGGCTGATCACCCGCTTTTTTCTTATAGATAAGGAGGATTATTTTATGGCTAGTTTTCAAAAGCGAGGTAAAACATGGCAGTACACAATCAGCAGAACTGTGGCAGGTAAGTCTAAACCTATCCGAAAAGGTGGATTCAGGACGAAAAAAGAAGCTGCTGCCGCCGCTGGTGAAATCGAAGCAGAGTTAAGAAAAGGTGTTGTTCCTCACCTTAAATTAGAACCCTTTGATGCTTATTTTGAATCATGGCTTAATATTTTTAAAACGAACATCGCAAAAAATACCTTAGAACGCTACAAGAACACGCTCAAGACGGTTCAGAACTATTTTGGTGATAAACCTATTCAAGAGATCAATAAACGCTCATATCAAGAGTTTCTGAATCTCTACGCACAAGACCACGCAAAGGATTCCACTAAAAAATTAAATACACACATTAGAGCATGTGTGAGAAATGCAATTGACGAAGGTATCATCCGTGTGGATTTTACACGTGGCGCAGTCCTTACCGGAAATAAAGAATCTAAACGACCAGAAGAAAAACATTTGCATTACGATGAGAGTCAGAAGCTTTTAAAAGAACTGTACAATCGTTTGGATAGAAGTCCGACTTATTACTTATTATTGCTCGCTCTGACCACAGGATGCCGATTTGCCGAACTTGTGGGACTACAACGAAAAGATTTTAACTTTGTCACCAATAGCCTCTCGATAACAAAGACCTGGGGGTATACAAAGAAAATGCCTGAAGGGTTTGGGCCCACAAAAAATGAACAATCAGTAAGGACGATAAAGGTTGATAAAAAAACCATGAAAATATTTAATAAATGGTTTGATGAAACGCCAGAGAATATTCTTAAGTTAGTCTTTTATAGTCCACAATCAAAATATAAGGTAATAAGTAATGGAGTCGCAAACAAAGTATTAAAATCAACACTTGAAAGTTTAAAAATATCACCTATAAGTGTACATGGTTTACGTCATACCCATGCAAGCATTTTATTATATAGACAAGTATCGATTTATTATGTAGCGGAGCGTCTTGGTCATGCTAATACTGAAACAACAATTAGAAACTATGCACATATTATTAAAGAAATGCGAAAACAGGATGAAGCACTAACGACTAATATATTTGAAGCGATGTAATGTGTAAAAGATGTGTAAAAAAAATTCATTTTATATCGTTTTCTATCGGATTCTCATAATAAAGAAAAAACGCCACAAACATTGATTTAACAACATTTATGAACGTTTTATAATCTTATATCTTATTTAATTTTTAAGTTATGGCGTCCCAGGAGGGATTCGAACCCCCGACCGACGGCTTAGCTTACCACTATGACTTTCGTCACCAACAAACTTGCTGTTTGTGGTCTGGACTATATCTTCACCATTTCAGGTGCGACACGTGTAGTCTCTACGGAACCTCACGATAATCATGTGCCATTTTTACATTTTCCACTTGATTATTCTTCGGGATTTCTACCCTCAAGTTAATCGACTTATCATAAAAAGATGGATTAAAATAATAACATTCGTATCAGGGCAATAAACACAATAGATATCAATCTCATTTTTATCTACAGGTCGTGTTACTATTTGACGACTGTTAGAATAAGAAGAGTGAAATCTAATTTCTAGAAGCCCTTTAGAATCCAAACCACGATACTTAACTTACACTCTTTTAAAAACATGGATCTTTATATATCACTAAATCAAAAGGTGCATGCTTTGTTTGAGAATAAAGTATCATGTATCCCTTTTTTGATAAAAATCAACTTGAGCCTTTAAGACCCCTAAATCTCCCCTACTTTTGGTATGATGATTCAAATGTAATCTCACTCCAAATGGAAGATCGTAAGTTTCCTCGGTATTACCATCAGCTTGAACTGTTAAGGCTTCACCGATATAGTGTCGTCCACTCTACAAGTTTTTGTTTCCTCGTAGAGGCTCCTATTGTTGAAGGCCGTTGCTCTATCCTGCTGAGCTACTGGGACGTATTAAAATTAAGTTATGTGTGCTTTATCCCGCTCTAG